TTCAGCAGCAGGTCGTTTTCAAAAATGAACCGCAAGGCACTCATGTGGAAGCAAATGATTACTACGACGACATGGTAGTCAACATGGAACTTAGCCAAACCCTTGGAAAGTATTTCATGCGCCCCAAACTTATTTTCACATACAGCTGGGTGGAGAACACTGCCAGTGGTTTCAAGATTTCTTTCAACCCGTGGCAGTTGTTTTTTGCAGGTACCGACATGAAAGCCAAGCTTGAGGGCTATGGCCTCATGAGGAGCAAATTGGTGCTAAAGTTTCTCATCAATGGATCGCCATTTTATTATGGTTCCATGATGGCTGCATACCACCCACTCTCTGGGTGGCGGGCCGACACGGCCGGCGGTTCCACGCTGGGGGTTGCACTTGTTCCAGTGTCGCAGCGCCCACATGTGTGGTTGGAGAATCAGAACTGCTCAACTGCTACGCTTGAACTCCCATTCTTGTACCCGATGCCCTTTTTGGACACAACCTCTTCACAACGACTTGCTGACATGGGCAGGGTGGACCTTTATCAATTTGCCACCCTTCTTAGTGCCAATGGGACTTCGTCCACACCTGTAGACATCCAAGTCTATGCTTGGGCTGAAGATGTTGTGCTTGCTGGTCCGACTAATAGACCTGTCGTTCAATCCGAGTTCATCCCTGATGGGCAAATCTCTGGGCCTGCCGCTGCTGTTGCTGCCAGCGCCAGTGCTCTCAGCAGTGTTCCAGTGTTGGGGCCATATGCCATGGCCACATCCCAAGTTGCAAAGAAGCTATCCAGTTGGGCCAGTTACTTTGGGTACACCAACGTGCCCAATGTTAGCGATGTGGCCCCACTTAAACAGGTTCCCTTCAGCTTGTCCAGCACTGACATCTCTGAACCTGTTCAAAAGTTATCGCTTCACGCTAAGGCTGAGACGGCTGTTGGCTCACAGCAGCATGGTGGTGCTTCGGTGGATGAGTTAGCTTTTAACAGCTTCTTGTGCCGTCGCAGTTTCTTGGTTGGCACAGATTGGTTGACCACAAGTGCCATTGGGGAACCCATTTTCACTACGGCAGTTGCACCTCAGATGTTCCAGCGCTCTGGCACCCAAATC